ATAAAGTTTTTACCATCAGATGTAATAAAATCCGATGGGCCACCACCCCAAACCTTCTCATCAATTGTGTCAAGTTCTACAGAATCATAATAAAATTTATCAGCCAATCTGTTGTCTCAGTTTTACTGAAGTATTATAGACTTGATAGGCGGTTTCCTTAAAATTAAATGAATCCTGGCTTGCTCTTACATAGTGAGATGAACTACCATCATAATAAATAAATTTTCTATGGTCACCATCAATGGTATCCCTTAGTGTAGTTAGTGATGTCTTCATTGTACTCGATATATTATTAAACGAAAGATCCCAGATTTTTTTACCCCCATGCCTTTTATTTGCGTATTCATAACCACCATATGACTCCACCACATCCACACCATGTATTTTCCCCTCCACACCACCTAATTCTGGGCTTTGTCCAAAGGTGTACATTGTACCAAGCATAATCTCAGATACTGGTGTTGTCACACTATTAGTTTTAATAAAAAAATATCGAGAGGATAGAGAACTTACATCTGTTATTATCCATCCCGCACTTGAACCAGTAACGCTGGCTGAACCCGTTAAAGTTAAACTGGTCGTGCTTAATCCCTCGTATAGTATAAATGAGGTGGACTCCGCTGCACTTGTGAAATAGGCTCCGAACCCAGTAACTGTCTTAGTTGAACCAAGGTCAATTAAACACCCATCATTCCCAGCCCAATCCGTTGTCGCATTGATTATATTTTCATCGTTTAAATAAGATTCATTGGTAAGAGAATCGGAACTTGTGAATGCAGTCCCCGATATTGTCCCATCAGTCAATGTTGCTGAATTTAATCCAACTGAGTCATATAAGAATTTCTTTGCCATTAGGACACCTGTGTTAATTCTAAATTAATTTTTGTTAAACCCTTCGAGACCTTAGTAATCATAAAAACTTGACTTGATATGGCTGTGCCATATAACTTGATATCGGATGGCGTGTTAGAAAGCGAAACCAAGTCACCTATTTCACATTTATAGTATTCTGGACTTAGGGCCTCCAATAGAATAATATTCTTTCGGGTGGAGTGTAAATCTTTATATAGATCATGGATTGTTGTCGCCAATGATTTAGCATTCGTTAGACTACTTTGCTCAATATCAAATCGTATCTTACTACAATCAACAGTCAGAGATAATGGGTTGTCTCGATTAAAGTCGCTATTATTAGGAGATGTGGTCTCAATATTTAAACGATTATCTTCAGCACCATAATCATAATCGTATTCAACTCGGATTTGTGTCTTTACTTTACCAATATCGCTCTTTCTAATACCCTTAAAAGAACATTTATCAAAATCAATTGAATAAGATGTGGAAGAGTAACTTGATGCTAATTTTAGATTGATTATTGTGGCTTTACCTTCACCATCAAAGAAGAAATAAAGACAGAATTGACGGCATATGTCGTTAATAAGTTCCATAGCCGATGTTCTCTGGTAATGACTAAAAGCTGTCTTATATGTCGATGTATTAGAATAAATAGAATCAAACCCAGAGGTGTCTATGTTAGTATCTGTTAAACCTAACTCAGTCCTTAAAATATTCTCAATAACATAAACTGGGTGTTGAATTAAATCAGAAGTGCTAAAACTATGACTTCTTAAAGAAGTCATGGCTGATGTGAATTTCCTACCCTTACCTGAAACATATACAACCTTTATATTTTTAGGTGTAGAATATCCCCTTGAATTAGTAATTGTCCCCCATTCCTCATACTCACCGTGTTGCTCCACATCATGTTTATTGAGGAGTTTATATTCCTCTACATACCCTATATGACCAACAGGGTCATCTGTATCATATTCAATCTGTAACCATGCTTGATCATATTGCATTGACCCAGAACCGCTAAGAGCGTAAGCCTGGACAGTAATTTCTTTTTCAAAATCCCAACTTGTCCCATTGTCTGAATATTCAGTACCAATGGATGCACCCCCTTCTATAACTTGCCTTTGACCAGCTCCACCACCAATAGAAGGTGAACAACTATGCCCATTTGTAACTGTCGAACTATCCATCTCTAAATAAATTGTCTGTGCGACATCGCCAGATGCAGTACAAGTTATGAATGCTTTTATTTTAGCCCCACTATTATCGTTTGTGATCGTTCCTAATCTCGGGATAATGGGTGGCCCCAATATTATATCATCAACATAATTATTACTGAACGACCTTGATTCTGTATCTTTATTGGTAACCTCAAATTTGTCTTTAGTGAACGAACTGTCTTCATCATATGGCATATTAAAACCGACTAAAGCATATGCTGTATTACCGCTATATACGATCTTCCCATTAGCTGCACTTGTATTAACACTTGAACTCGGCAGGGCACTATACACATCATTACTATAAAGATACACAGTAGAATCATTAAGCGTATGTACAGCTTCGGTGTCACACTTAGCAACAACACCATTCTCTCCTGCTGTCGCATCTGTACTCCATTCATTTACAATTATAGCAGGGACTTTTGACCGAGTTGCCCAACGCTCTGTCGCCTCTGATAATGCCCCATCATCATAAGAGCCATTATGTGAATGGTCACCAAAAAGCATTGGGATAGGTTTATTAAAATTGTCTTCTGGTGCTAAATGATAATTATTGGTAGTATCATCTTCCCTGATGGTTGTTCTGGGTAAAACGGTGCTTATGGAGGTTCTAAAATCAGTAAGCCCAATTGTTATTGATTTCATATCATAGTTAAAATCCGATGAAATATTACCGTAACTAATTATAGACTTACTTTGTCCTGGGACAATGATATATATCTCGTATTTTCTATTGTCGTAATCATTTGTACCAAGTTCATCACTTAGCCTATTACCCTTAAAGGATTTAGTGTTAGCCAATTTAACCGCTATAGTAGAGTTTTTAGTCTTAAAGGAGAATAAGTTAATATTACTTTGTATCCCACCAATACTACTTATAAGCCCATGATAAAAATCCACTCCATCTGTATAGTCTTTAGTAGAAAACCCTGTGAAAGAACTTTCATCACCGTAATACAACCTGACTAAGAACAGGCATTCTGTATTACTTTTTTGCAGTTCAGATGTTAGCCCTGAATTAAATGTTAGCAATTGCAGCCCCTTCTTTGTTCAAGGCCGGCACTAATTCATTCCGTATAAAATCTTGGTCTACTATGCCACCATTAATACTCACATTTATTGTATTCCCTGTCGCTTGGCCTGAATTATTCATATCAACCATATTCTGTAACCCGATACTGTTCACCGCACTTCTCTGCATAATAAATTCACCTGATTGGGCCATAATAGGGACATTGTCTCTACCCATGACCGAGCCACCTGAAGCAAACTTCTGTATCCCATCATTTGTTACCTTCCCGCCTGTGTGCCCGAAAGCAAAATCTAAAAAACTTTTCCCTGCACCAAAAGTCCCGCCAGTAAACAAGTTCAACATTCCAAATACCGCAGCTTGAGATAGCACTTCCGCTGCCATCGCCTTTATAGAACTAACAAACGCCTCTTTCATATTTTGTGCATTAAGCAATGCAGTTGCCATATTACTACTGATTTGTTGTATCCCATTAACAACCGCAGTCTGAGATGTATCTAAAAAATCATACGAGTTTGTTAACTTCTTAACTGTTTCAATTTCTACCTCATTTACCTCTCTCAAGTCCTCTTTAACTTTCTTGATTTTATCAAAGCCTTTCCCCGCTTTTTCTATCCCCAATTCAACCTCTTCTTGAAATAATTTAAATTCTTGGGCTTTCATTATTTCATTCAATCCTGCGAGACTTTCGGTGGATTTCTTATTCGCTATATCAAAAACAATTTGTGCTGAATTAACTTCCCTTAACCCAGCAACTAATTTATACATCGCCTCTATTGTTGGATTAAACGCCCTCCCTTGGAAAAAATCACCCTTTGCTAATTCCTTCAATTGTTTATGGAGTGATCTCGCTTGTTCTTCTACAGACTTTGTTGAATCTACCGCTAAAGTGTTCCCTTCAAATTTCGTTCGGGTGGTTTTTTCAATTATAGTTGCGAGGTCAATTTGTTTCCCTTGCAATTTTTCAAGAGCATTAGCCTCTTCATTAACAATTTTTGAGACTCTCTCCTGAGTCCTCTGTAGTATTATTTTCTTTAACAGATGTTTATTCGCATTCGCCAATGCGGTGCCTATATCTTCATAAGTCGCCTTTTCTTTACTTAATGCACCAAAATACTCTGGGTATTGGACCATCAAATCCTTAATTAGCTTATTACGAAGTTTCTGGTTTTTATTGGATGTCTGTGTGGATCTTACCAATGCATTAATAGATAATCTTACTTTCTCAGTCTTCTGCGAGACAGGGATTTCTATATATTCCCTCATACTGTTTGCATTATCTTTTATAGACCCAACTAATAACCCTATGGTGGGAAGAAGTCTATCGCCTGTAGCTGCGGTAAGCCTTGTAACACTATCCCACATATTAGAAAAAGCGCCTGTGAATGTCTTTGCTAATCTATCGGTACTTCCCTCGATTCCAACAACCGGGTCTTGTAATGTATTTATTAACGCTTCCCTGAATTCAGGTAATGTTGTTTTGGCTAAATCGGTAAGCCCTTGAGAAGACTTTATTATATTTAAAATACCCTTTTCACGAAGGATGTCGGCTGCTCCTGCCCCGCCAGCAAATGCACGACCAAAGGCATTCGCAGCTTCTGTCGCAGTAGTCCCCATAAAGGCAGCGAGGTTTGTTATAGGTTTTATTAATTTTTCGGCATCTGAACCGAATGCCTTTAACTGCGCCCCTGCTTCAACAACATCTTCCAATGAAAACGGGGTAGTAGCTGCGACTTTATTGAATGTATTGAATGTTTTTTCGGCTGCTTTTACAGACCCTGTCAACCCAACCAACCTTGTCTTTACCGCCTCAAATTTAGCAGAGGTTTCCACCACTCTTTTTATAGATGCAATAACTCCTGCGAATGCGAATGTTACAAGTAATAAGTTATTCCTGATCGCACCTAAAGACCGTCTAACTCCCTTAGTGGATAGTCTAAATTTACCCATCTGTTGTGTGGTCTTCTTTATGCTATCATTAGCCTTCTTAGAATTAACCTTAATATTTACAATTAACCTTGAAGTATCAGTTGCCATTATTTTTCTCTCTCATTCTGTTTTCGCAAGCATTCATTTCCTCACTTATAACCTGATAGATGACTAAGCGATTCACCTCTGCATCGTCAATAGAATTAGATACAGGGATATTGAATTTCT